TCTTCTTTACTGTTAAATCCAGCACATTGAGGTGCACTAGGACAACCATCAAAGAAAGTATCTATATTTGTTTCAGAACAAGTGCCTTCACATTCTTCTAATGAACTAAAAGGCCCATCATCTGATGGTTGACATCCTTCACAAGGGGTACATGCATAGTTTGATGAGGGTTCTTCAGGACATTCAGGAGCTCCTTCACAACAAGGACAATATACAAACATATCATATGTATCATCTAATTGTCCATCCCCACAATACTTACATATTTGATCTTGATACTCAAACTGATACCAATCACTAGGACAACAGTCTGATGATGATGGTTGTGATGATGTGTCAGGTTCTTCATGATCTGATTCATCTCCCTCTCCCTCAATACAACAGTTACATACATCAAGTATTCCTAGACTTTCAAATACAGGTCCCCATATATTTTGCCAATTATCTGGGTTGGGGGAAATATTTTGGTAATCTTCATAACCTACATCTGTCATTAAACACATACTACAAAATATATCTGTACTTGATTCAAAATCTTCTTCACCTGTATCCGTAGAATACTCCCAATAGCCCCCTGCATAGGTTGTCAGTACATATTCTAGTTGCTCTGCACAGCCTTCATCTGACTTTGGTTGAGGTAGTGGAAAAGAGGCCTTTTTAGCTACAGGTGGTTTAGGAGATGGTTTTCTTCTTCTACGATCTTGTTCTTGTAGATTTTTTAATCCTGCTAGTTTTTGTAGTCTTTTTTTGAATTGTTCGGTTAACCTCATATCAATAAATATATAATAAAGTTAACTACATGAAATCTTTATCGAAGAATTTACCAAGAATATTGTCATTAAGGTAAGACCTGTTTTCGAGCACACCAAGTGTGAACTGATATTTGCATTCAAGGTAAGTTAATTCTTTTTTATGATAAGCAATTTCTAAAATTTCTCTTGTTAAATCTTCTTTATTTGCTTCTTTAATAAAACTATGAGAACCATAGTAATTTTTCCAATCACTTTCTTTTAGTACTCTTTTATACATAGGAGGACGGCCTTTGCCTTCCCAAAGTGCTTTTTCTTTTTTACCTAACTTTTTCTTTAAATTGTAAATTAAGGATTTTTTACCAATGTATTTTTTACCTGTGGGAGTGTGGGTTGTTTGATAAATAAAACCGAAGGCTCCCTTAGGAAGGTCAACGATTTCATTAATAACTTTGTCTTGGTAATACCACATAACTTTAATTATATAAAAGACCCTGGAAAACCAAGGTCTTTTATCAAAATATTGATGTATTTTATTATGCGTCTACTTCATCAGTTGAGAAGTGATTTGCTAATGTTGGTGCGTCAATTTCACTAATTAAGTGTCCTCTGTAAAGAACTACGTTTGCAACACCTGGGTACCAGAAATCTAATACTGTTCCTCCTGTTCCACCTGCTAATGCTACTGTGTCTAAGTCAAATGATACTCTGTGGAAAACGTCTGCTGCGTCTGCAATTGCTGTTGCGTGATCAGCAGCTCCAGCAGCTGCTTCGTTAGTATCACCAGTAGCTACTGCTCCACCCTGAATAACTGATGTTTTAAAACCAACATGAGCTACATCTAGTACAGCTATACCAAATACTACTTGAACATGAACACCACCGTTTGCTGTTGTAGCTTCTGGTAGTCTAATATAGTTAGTGTTTGCTAATGCTACGTTAATCATAATTCTCTGATCACCAACTACTGATGAAAAATCTTGGTTACCTGTTGAAGTTACGTACTGAAGAGTTCTACCGGTACTATCAATTAAATCTGCGAAATTGCCTTCTGTAGGTTCGTCTCCTGCATTGAAGTAATTTTTCAATGTTGTGTTTGTTACTATTGCCATTTTTTTAATTTATTTTATTTATTACTATTTTAATTTATATTATTTATTATGATGCTGACCATACTACATCATTAATTGTAGGGCTAAACGTATTTCCCCATACATACCAAACTGTAGAGCTTTTAGCTTGAAACCAAAGATCTAAATGTGATATTGTTGTACAAGTTAATATATCATGGTTTGTTCCATTTGCTTGTATTAAATCATTAAATGTATTATCAACTGCATCATCTGAGTTATCATTCTGAATATCTGTATTATGAATTATATTTCCAGAGAAAAATTGAGAATCTTGTGTTCCTGTTTTGATAACTAAATTATTATCATCTGCATCTGTTCCATCACCCAAATATACAATATGAAACCAATCATATAATGCTGTGAAACTTGATGGTAAGTTTATTGTCATTGTACCTGTTAAATCTGGTACTACTACTTGTCTAAAACCATGGTCTGCTGTTGTGAAATTTACAGTACCTGTTGTTTCAGTTAATGTGACTAATGGGGGTTGAATTGTATCAATTAAGTCTTGGAAATTACTTTCTGAAGGTTGATCACCTGTATTGAAGTAAGCATCTAACTCTGCATTTGTTTTTACTGGCATAATTGTTAAATTTTATTTTTAATTATTAAAACTTTTTGTTTTCTTATTATACATATATGTCTAAAGAAGAAGACGCGATTTTAGGTGTCCCATCTTACAATAAATGTTGTATCTGTTTCATCTGATGTTCTTATTGCTTGTCCTAATTTACCCACTACTAATAAATTGTTATAATCATCATAAAGGCCTATTGTTGTAACATGGGGTTTAAATAAGGAACCTGTTGTAAAGTCCGCTAATTCATGGCTTGTTGATGATTTAATTTTTCTAGCGGATAAATTTGTTGTACTATTAAATTCATGTTCTTGAACAGTACATTGATATTCGTGTTCATAAAGCAAATGGGTTCCTTGAAATTGTAATGTATTAATACCATCTTCTTCCCCTTTATTTACTTTAAAAGTTGTTTTGCTTTTTTTAGGTCCTATAGATAGACTTCCAATTCCTACTGAATTTAACATATTACGATAGGAGGGATGTGTTATTGTTGCAAATCCATTTTGATAAAAAATATTACCTATATAAGGAGACCCATTTACACTTTCTGAGATGTTTGTTATTAAATCTTCATTAAAGGCTCTAGTCCATATATTAATATTATTTAAGTCTCCATTAAAACATCTATGGTTATTATTAGGGCTATTTACATAATTTCCTATTACAAATCCATTTTCAAGAGTTGATGATTCTACCCCTCCACTTTGATCAATAATAGTGTCTGTGCCACTTGTTGCTATATAAAGGTTGGCTGTGTTTCTAGTTTGATCTTTAAATGATGTGGTTGTAGTACTTACTTTAGTTCCGTTTTTCCATAGTTCCATTATGGATCCTGAATTTTGACAAACAATATGTACTGGTTGGAAACTACTATTATATAGGCCTTCTATTTTAGTAGTAATAGATTTAGTTTCATTTTCATCTGCCATGTCAAAATATAATGAACTACTTTTCATATATATTTCATAAGGAAACTGTGTTTCAGATGGGGTTTCTGTTGATGTGCTATCTGTGTTAAGTGTAGGGGATGTTTTTCTTCTGCTTTTTGATATAACGTATCTTTTTTTACTATTTATTATCTCTTTAGGTTGATAATTTTCTATTATAAAACCATTTTCTATAGTAGAGTTATTTATACCTTGTTCCTGAACAGGTACTCCTTTAGGTTTTATCCAAAAAGATATAGCAAAATCTTGATCTCCGTTAAAATTAAACATTTCACTATGAGAGGCAGAAACAAAGGCTCCTAAGGTACTATCAAAATTAATTTTTGGAAATTGATTAGAAGTATGTCCTAAAGAAGATGTATTAAAAGTTACTTTATTATAGTAAATATTATTTCTAAAGTAACTATCATCTTTATCAAATTCTTTTGAATAAAAATCTATTGGGGGTTTATTATTAGTAGTATATGAAGTAGGTATATTAACTGGTATTCTTTCTCCTCTTCTATAATGACGTTTTGAATAATCATCTGGAATGCTGTCTGATAATTTATGTTCTACTGTTGCATATCCTTCGTAAACTCCTAGATCGTATTTTTTAAAACCTTTTATTGGGTCTAATTTAAATATATTTTCTTGAATATTAGTTGGATAACTACCTGTGTCTGACCCACTAATTATTAAATTCCCATATTTGTCGTCTATTATTTGATATTTACTTGC